TTGAGTCTGATAGCTTCATACTTCTTCGCCATACCTTGACTCACAATAAAATTCAAAACCTGTCATGTCATCACCATACTCAAGCAAGTGTGGAGTCAGTAACTCAACCTTGTTCTCAGTGATAAATTCCCAACACGCCCATGTATCGTTAAATGTTTTAAGTTTATATTCTCTGCTGTATTGGTCACCACCATGAAATGTAAGCATGATAGTTATAACAAAGAACATCATTTTTTAACTAATGATCCACCAAAGTATAAGCCAATAATAGCTGATACAAGGTTAGTATCTAATGGGGTTATAACGATACCTTTATGTGCCATTGGTACCCATTTCATTACGTCTTTACCTTCAAAGAATAAGAAACCAGGTTTAAACTCTGTATAACCTACGATAACGTGTGCATCAGGTGTAACTAATGGTAAGATCTTCGGCAAGACCACAATAGCGAATACAGCCGTTAAAGCGATAATACGTCTAGTCCATTGAAAGCCAGGGTTCTCATACTCCCTAGCTTCTTTAAATATTTCTGCTTGTTTATCAGCTCTTGCTAATAACATCTTTTGTTCTGCTTGTTTTGCTTTGATAGATTGTGACCATATAGTCATAACTCCACCAAGCACAGTACTACCGAGCATGGTAATCATTTCAAATGGCATTAGTGCCTCCTATTTAATTGTATATCCTGTCGGCTGGGTCGATAAGTTGGGAGTCTTGTCAGGTTGATTACCTGCAAGTATATCTTCTAAGTTTTTATTTATATACCAAATTACTGAACCAATAATACTATCTCTAGTAAATGTGTCCGAAATATCTTTAAGTGAGCAACCGTATTGTAATAACAATGATACTGCCTTACTAGAACTACGCAACTCTCTGTCTAAAGTAGATTCTGACTTCTTAGTCTTAATCCACACCGCAACAGGTAAGACGCCATTATCATCAAACACATAATCAAGTATGGCATTAAGTGGATTGTCATCTACTATTATTCTCACGTTGTGTGAGTACATTCGATTAGGTATTTGTAGTCTAGTCACATTAGTCATTTTCTATTTCTAGCAACATTTGCAATACATGGATTGCTTTGTTGAGGTTTTCAATACGTGAGCCTTTTTGTCTAATGATATACTGAATAGCATCGCCTTCAGCTTTACCTATTTTATTCTTTATAAAAAACTCCATAGGTTGAATTTTGAAGTCTAAGTAATGTTCACCACCAACTTGTTCATCAAACGAACTCATGGACAAACTTTATTCCATTTGCCACCCTTTGACAAGACCATAGGCAACAATTTTGGTAAACCATCGATGATGATACCACAACCAATAATCGGTCTTGATTTTTGTGTTTTGCAATATTCAAAAGCGAGTGACTTAGCATCTATGAGACAGCCAACTTGCATACCCCAATTTAGGCTATTAGGATTACCCCAATACAAAATGGAATACGAACTATGATAGTGGCCTTGTACTGTCGGACAACCATATTGTTGTGCAACCTTTAAGACGTTAGCAGCTTTACCATGACAGAAGTAAACCTGTTGGCCATTAGACATGGTGATAAGGAGATCATCGTGCCATACCCAACCAGGCCCTACTTGTAAGAACTCATTATAAGACTTCATGGCAGCTCTTGGCAAACCACTAGCCTTTTGTCTACGATAAACTAACGAACCATGATTACTGTCCATAAGATCCATCTGTGGAAATAGTTTTTCCATTTGATGTATTGTGGGTAGTGAGGCTTGATGTTCGTCACCTGCACTATATAGGTCAGGATCACTGTCGTGGAAACTTATAGCGTGAGAATCAACTTCATCACCAATGTGAATAACACGATCTGGCTTGTATTTTTTTTTAAGTGCTTTTAAAAAAGGTATTAGATCTGGATGGTGGTAAGGACAATGGGTATCTGAAATAACTAGTATGACCGAGTTCTTAGACATACTAATTTATACACTACTTTACCCTATATGTGCAATACTACGCAAATGATCTAATAATCAAGAATAACATCTGAGCAAATACTGTCGTACCAATAAACCACACTAAAGCACGCAGTTGACGCATATCTTTCTCGATATGAAACAGGTGATTGTCCTTCATAAGGGTTAATCGTTCTGCTATTACGTCAACTTTGCCTTCTAGACGTGCAATATCTACGCTATTCTTTTGACTCTGATCCATCAGTAACTTCTTCTTTTGGAAGTTCAGCTTGAAGCTGTGCTGTCCAATAGTTTATGACGATATCTAGGTCAGCTTTTTGCTCACCAAGTCTCATCAACTTAGAGTACACTGCTTTACCTTTATCAGATAAGGTAGTTTGATCGTATTCTTTATCGTTTATTGTAAACATATTAGCCCTCCAATGCTGCTACTTTAGTCTCTAAAGTTTCTATACGAGTTTGAGCCTCCTGTAAAGCCTTGATAGCTTTCATATATAATACAGAATAAGACACTTTTTTAACTTTTTCTCCACTTAAAGATTTAATATCTCCAATTTTTTTAGAGTGTGTTGCTCCTATTTTAACATCACCAACATTATATGCACCATCAATTACTTCTGCATCCTCAGCAGTGTATAGCACAGCATCATTACCATCTTTAGTTTCAGCATCATCTGCGGTGTAAAGTGTACCGAAAGCAGATGACATTTTTATATCATCAATAGTTGGCTCTCCTTCTTTAATAAGACCAGGACTAACTGTTTCAACTTCTTGAGCTACCACACCTATTTGTACTTTTTTACCCTCACCATATTGAGTAACATCATCTTTTCGTTCAAAGTTTTTAACTTTAATAGCTTTAATATCAGCCCATTGTGAATTAGCATCGGTTATATTTGTTTTAATTCTTTCATCAGAAATTTGTCCATAAGCATTATCGTGATTAGTTACATCACCATCAGCAGCTACATTAAATCTAGTAGTACTGCTATCGCCCATAGTTATAAAAACAGAAGTAGCATTATCAGGTGCTTGTCCTGAAAAACTACCTCTTAAAACTCTAACTACACCACTACCTGCAGAGTGTTTTAAAAATTGAGCGTAATGGTCTCCTGAAGTTGGCATGGTTATTTCAGTTTTAGAATCAGCACTAGTTCCACCAATAGCAACATTGCCAGCACTAGTAATTCTCAGTCTTTCATCTGCTGTACCAAGTTGTGAGCCATCTGCTGCACTTCTAGTATAAAATGCTATATCTGCTGCAAAACCTGCAGAACCACCAGAAGATTGTGAAATAAATCCTATACCTGCTCTAGCCCTATCAGCTGTTGCACTTGGAGTAAAAGTGATTGGCATAATATTTCCATCAGCAGTTGAGGCATCGTGAAAATGCAATCCACCTGATGTTAAATCACTAGTTGAACTAGCTGTATTACCAGAAAGTACAATTTTACCTGTGCTAGTAAGTTCCATAAATTGAGTAGCATTAGTATGAAAAGTCATGTTGTTATCATCATGCTCATACATAATACGACCAATTTGAGAATTATCAGAGTCTCCAAATTGTAATTGACAAGCACCTGTAGAATTATCACCTGACCTTAATAGCACTCTTAAGTTATCTGCACCTTCAAAATTAAATTCTCTATCTCCTGATGATCCTCCAAAGTGTACTCTATCAGTACCACCATTAACAAAAATCATATTGGCATTACCATTAGATTCTACTCGGAAGTCTAGGTCTGCAGAGCCATCGTTAAATGTAGTTTCAGTAGTATCAAAACCCATTCTGTTTATTTGTGAACCACCAATAAGTGTAGATATAGCAAAGTTACCAGTTTCTGCACCATCAGTTACAACTGCAGTAAAAGCAGAAAATGAAACAGGTACAATATCTTGACTGTTATTATTTCTAGCTCTAAATTCAATACGACCAATATCATCACCATTAGCTGGTGAAGATGAGTTTCTATATAAAACTAAATCAGGAGCAGGATCACCAGCATCAGCATCTGTTGAAGTAATAACAAAGTTATCGTCAGCACTTGTACTTGAAAAAACTGCTGTTGTACCAGTTAATACGCCACTAACTCCTAAAGTAGATGCCATATCTACTGCACCATCAATGTCAACGACATCAAGGTTAGTAGTACCATCAACATCTAAGTCTGTTCCAACAAATAGTTTTTTAGCTATACCAACACCACCATCAGTTTGTATTGATCCTGAAGTTGTATTAGATGCATCAGTTGTATCATCAACTACTATTGTACTACCAGAAGGAGCAGTAAATGTATTGGCTGTGATTACAAAGTCTTTAGCACCTGCTACATAGATATCAATAGTATCGTCAGTAACAGCTTCAATGTAAGTATCACCATCATCATCAAGGATTACTCGACCACCAAACGCAGCAGTATCTATACCTAGTTCAACTTTGGTAGGAGTGCCAGAAGCTAACGAGATACCTGTTAAGTTTACAGTCTGTGTAGTAGATGAGTGAGAAGATGAGGCAATAGTGCCTTCGACCACATTAGCACCACCATCAGTGATTCTAATCTTTCTACCTGCAAAATATATACCTGAGATGTCTGCTGATGAAGTTATAGTAATAGTATCAGCATCACCACGTGCTACTGTATATGTACCATCTCCGTCACCAAACTCAAAATATCCGTCTCCAAGTTGTTCATACATGTCTCGCATGTGACCCATAAGCTCACGAGCCGCATTATTTACGTTACTCGGTGCCATGTTCTCTGCGAAGTTCACTGTCATATTAGCAGTATTACTGCCTGCAGTTGAACTAAATTTACCTACGCCTGTTCCAGCCATTGTTTTATTCTCCTAG